ATCTTTAGTTGAGCGTTTCGAGTTACCTCGTAAAGCGTTGAAAGGCATTAAAGATATTGAGGATCCAATTGAACAAATTGGCGAGTTAATGAAAATTGTTGGTGAGAATACAGGCTTCACAACTAAAGCTATTGGCGAAATGAAAGAACTTCCTTTAATGCAATGGCAAAAAATGGTTAACTTGAGTAAAACTATGTTGGGTTATATTGGTGCTCCAGCAATGAAAGCACTTGCTCCTATGTTTGAAAAAATTAATGCAGCTATTGATGCTGGTAAGTTTGATAAATTTGTTGCAGCACTTGGATCAGGATTGAAAACTGCTATAACAGGAGTAATTGATTTTGCAACGACTGTTTATAATGCTTTTCAATCAGGAGAACTTCAAGCTAAGTTTCAACCTGTGATTGACTTATTTAATAATGTTAAAGATACTATAGTTGAAGCATGGCCAACTATCTCTGCAATAATGGAAAACGCAAGAGGAATACTTAATCTAGTTGCTGAAGATATTAATGCACTGTGGCCAACTGCTAATGGTTATCTTCAAGATGCTCTGACTTTGGTTAAAGATATATCTAGTTGGATTGAAGAACACTGGACAGGATTATCAGCTACTATAGCAGGAGTTGCCACAGCATTTGCAGCATTTAAAATTATATCTGGTATTACTTTCTTGTGGAATGCTTTAACTGCAGCAGTAGTCTTATATAAAAATGGCGCTTTGTTAGCGACAGCTGCACAATGGTTACTTAACACTGCATTGTTTGCTAATCCTATTGGTTTAGTAATTGCAGTTGTAATTGGTTTAGCAGTTGGATTATACGTTCTTTACCAAAAATCAGAGACTTTCAGAACTGCTATTCAAGCATTAGGTGACTATATACTTAAAAAAGCAATATCGGCTCTCGTTTGGCTATATGAAAAAGCCCTTGGAGTAAGAGATGCTTTCCAAGGTGTTGGCGAATGGATTTCAGGTGCATACGATAAGCTAAAATTATTTATAGATGCGGCAAAAAATTTCAAAATGCCAAACTTTGGCGTTCCAAAATTCTTAGGTGGAGATGGATTTATTCAACCAGCAGATGGAAGTCATCATGGTGGCTTAAATAATGTGCCGTATAATGGTTACACTGCTAAACTTCATCAAGGCGAGCGAGTATTAACTAAGCAAGAAAATAAAGATCATAGCAGTAATTCAGGTGGCGTAGTTATTACTGGGAATAATTTTACAGTAAGAGAAGAAGCTGACATAGATAAAATCGGTCAAGCATTATTTAATAAACTATCTGAAGCCAAAATTGCTATGGGATAATTATGGGAGCTGATTAAATGTCAAGGTATAAAGCCGAGCGGTTTAATTTCTCTCATATGAGTGAGCGTCTTACCTTCCAAGTTCAGGAACCTGATGGATCCTACACTGACAATATAACTGTTTGGGCTCATATTTTGAAAGACGGATTCACTAGAAGTGAAACTGATAATTTTTTCAAGATTATGATTCGGGAGCAATCTGCTCTCGAAAGCCTTCTACAGGTTAATAATAGGTTAAAATGGAAGAAAAAAACTTTGTCAATACAATCTTGGCAAGATCCCTCATATGAGGATAGAGGTTTTATGGAAGTGTTAACTAAACAAATTGCTACAGTTTCAGACAGTTTAACTGATGGAGATTTCTTCAAAGATTTCGTAAATGTTTTCAGTGTTAAAACAATTGAGACAGTTAGTTACGGATTAAGTTCTTTTGAATATAAATATGACCTTAATACTCCTGATTTAATAGGTATTAAATGTCATTTCTCAACAGATAGAAATAGATTTGTTTATGATAAAAAAACAGATGTAGAGCATGACTCGCTGATTGTTCTTTTCAATAAAGCATCAGGTATAAAAATTGAAGATTACATTGTATCTACTGTTCATGGTAAATTTAGAGTAGATATGGTAGTTGAAAATGAAGCCAATATGTTAGAAGCTCACGTTTCTAGAACTGAGGTTCAATAATGTTAGAGCAATTTATAAAATCTATTATGGTATATTTTACAAAGATTGAGCCAATGAATGCTTATATTCAAAATATACCACAGGGTATTGTATATCCTTGTTACTTGCTGAATAAATGCGATATAAGAAGTGATGCTATAAATTCATATTTCTATATGAATAATATAACACTTTATATAAGATTATTTGGCAGTAATGAAATTGAGTTAAAAACCAAAGCCTTCAACTTATCTCAAACTATTTTTAAGGACCATCGAAAAATATCAATTTTGAATATTGATGGTACTGATTCAGGTAGATTTATAAGAATAGAAGATGGTATTGAAACTGTAGATATTACAGTTGATGAAAATGAAGTTTATTGTGTTGAAATTAACTTATCTTTTGACACAACTCATAATGTTAGTATGGAAGAATTTGCACAACTTAGTGGAGTTTATGCTAATACAGCATTACTTTCATAATTTAAAGTAGGAGGAAATTAAAAATGGCAGTTACAGTTAAAACAGGCGGAGTATTCACACAAGCTGAAGGCCAACGCCCTGGACTATATGTTCGTTTTATTGAGAAAGCAATCGCTGCAATCGGCTTAGGTGCTCGTGCAAAAGTAGCTACTTTAAAGACAGTTTATTCAGGTACAGCTGTTACAAATACAGTTTATCGAATTAAATCTTTAGCAGCAGCAGTTGAATTATTCGGCGACGTAAATACTAAAGATATTGAAATGATTCTCAAAGGTGGAGCTGGAGAAGTTGTTGTAGTTACAGCTGATGCTGCTTCAGTTGAAGCAGATTTAACAGAAGCTTTAAACATCTTAGAAACTTATGAGTTCCATGTATTTGTAGCTCAGCCAGATGTAGCTATATTACCTGGTCTAGCAATTACTTGGTTAAAAGCTTGTCGAGATAATGGTAAGAATTTCATTGGAGTATTCTCTTTTGATGGCGTCGAAACGGTTGAAGCAATTAAAACAGCAGCAATTACATTTGTTGATGAATACTCAGTATTCGTAGCAAATGGAGTTAAAGATGTTGATGGAACAGTTATTTCAGCTGATCTATATTCTTGTTATGTAGCAGGAGTAGTTGCAGGTACATCTTTAGATGGATCTTTAACTTATCTTGAAGTTCCTTTCGCTGAAACTATTACTCGATTCCGTTCAGTAGAAGTTACAGAATTACTTGCTGATGGTTTACTTGTTACAGTTATGGATGGGGATCAACCTCGTATTGAACAAGGATTAACTTTGGGAGAAGGACAATTCTCAAAAATTAGAACTGTTCGTGCTAAGCAAGCTATGATTGATGATATTGATAAAGCTGTTAATGACAACTATATCGGTAGAATCACTAATAGTCCTGATGGACAAATTGCGGTTATTAATGCAATTAAAACTTATTTAACTACTCTAGCTACAGCTAACATTATTGCTAATGATTTTGCTGTTGAGCTTGATAAAATTGTACCATCAGTAGGTTCTGAACTTTACATCAATATTGGTGTTAGATTCTTAGATTCTATTGAGTTTGTATATTTAACTATTACTGTATAAAATAAACCGCAGGAGGCAAAATAGATGTTAGCAGCTCAATCAGTTTTTCGTGGCACAGATGCCGAATTGTATATGGAAGGTAAATGGCTTACTAATGTAACTGCAGTTGAAGCCAATGTTGAAGTAAACCAATCTGAGATCAATGTACTTGGTCAATGGTGGACTACTTATCGTAACATGGGCTTAGCTGGATCAGGATCAGTAACAGGATTATTTGTCAGCACTGAACTTATTGAAAAAATTGGTACTATCCAAATTGGTCAAGAATTCCGTACTGAACTTGTAATTAAAAATACTAACCCGGATACTGGTAAGACTTACCGCGTTCGTTTGCAAAATGTAGTATTCTCTACTATTCCACTTGCAAACTTCTCAGCAGGTGAAATTGCTGAACAAGAGTTTTCATTCACTTTCAGTGGATATGAGATCTTAGATAAAGTTTAATAATAGAAATTATAGGTGAGGGCTTTTGCTTTCGCCTATTTTTTTTAACTATTTTCAATTAGAATAAAACATACATTTTATGCTAGAAAATGGGCAAAATTGGTTGACAAATGGGCTCTAGAAGCACATATATGTTGTAAAGTAACATAAAAAAGAGATAAAAAGAGGAGAAAATATATTATGACACAAACAAATCAAGATTTCTTAAAAACATTACTTGCAGTAGATCAAGATGTTCGTAAAGTAGTACCAATGAAACGATTCGGCTTAGATTTTGAAATTAAAGCTTTAACTCCTGAAGAAGCTAATAAAATTCAACAACGCTCTACAAAACTCTCTATGGTTAAAGGTCAAGGAAAAACAATTGATGAAGACAAGTTTAACTACTTAACAATCGCTACTGCTTGTATTACACCTGACTGGACAGAAGTTGCAAAAGCTATGGATGTTCTAGATGCTATTGACGCTATTAAAGGTAAATTACTATTTGGCGAAGTTGCTTATTTACTTGGTGAGATTGCTGAACTAAACGGTCTTGACAAATCGGACGAGGAACAGGTTGAAGAAGCAAAAAACTAATTAAGCAGGATTTTGAAGCGTCCATGCTTCACTTCTTGCTTCAAGACAAAGGTATAATGCCTGATGAAGTATATACCAAACCTCGCGGAGTTAAAAACTTTATATACGCTTCTACTCTCTTAAGAATCGAACAAGAAGAAAAAGCTAATAAAAAATGAGGTAGATTAAAATGGAAATTTGGTTAAGCAACGGCGTCAAGGATAAGATAAAGATTCCAGTTAATCCTCAAAGTATTGGTGCGGAATCATCAAGTAACTTTGAGGATATTATCTTAGCAAATGGTGACGAAAAAACTATTATAGGTGGAAAAAACTTAAGATCATACAGTATTGAATCTTATTTTCCAAAAAAACGTCCATATTTTGCTTCTTCTGGTCCTATTTCAATGCCTATAAACTATGTTAGAAAGTTTGACAAATGGATGCTTGATAAAAAAGTATTATTACTTCAAGTTACTAGTACAAACATAAACGTATTGGTTACCATTCGATCTTTTACTTGGGATGAAAAAGGTGGAGCTGTAGGCGACATGGATTATACTTTAGAGTTAAAAGAATGGAAACCTGTTTCATATTCTAAAATTAAAGTAGTAACTCCTGGTAAACCTGCTAAAAAACCATCTAAGCGTCCTGCTCCACAAAAAAATAAAGTTAAATCTTATACTGTAAAAAATGGAGATAGCTTATGGAAAATTGCGAAGGTCTGTTATGGCGATGGAGACTTATGGAATAAGATTTATGTAAAAAATAAAGCAACTATTGGATCAAATCCAAATAAACTTAAACCTGGACAGAAGCTGGTGATTCCTTAATGAATATTAAAGTTATATTATTTAGGTCATCTAAAGATAAAGTTGATATTACAAATTTAATTACTGATATAACTTGGTCAGGAGAAGAATTAACTTTTCCAAGAAAGTTAGAAGCAAGTCTTAAAAATGTAAATAATATTAACACTGGCGATAACTTAGTTATATATGATGTAGGAAATATGATTATCTTTTACTATAATAATAT